TGCCATTGGGTTATTGATATTCCCTAGGTAGTCGGCAGTAGATTGATTCTGGGGCATTGTAGAGCCTTGTGCGGGTATGTTTGCTTGTACGTTAGTAACGTCACCGCCCATATTCTGAAAGGTGTTCATCAGCTGTGCCATCTGGGGATTAGACTGCATCGCCATTTGTAGCTCCTCGGCAGTAGAAAATAGGTTAGCAATGTCTTTAGCTCCAGCTTCTAGGGTAGCTTTCATCTTGTCTTGGATAGATTGCTTACTCTTGAAAGGGTCGCTTTGAATGTCGGTCAGTCCTAGTTGGACTCTATCTAGTGACTTCTTCAGTCCTGAAAGGGTCTGGGGGTTAAAAGAGTATGAAGTGTTGGTACTGATTTGACCTGTTCGTTTCTCTCGCTCGCGGGCAAGGATAGTAGTAGCTTCACCAAAAGACCTGCCAGTAAGCATTTTAGGGTCGATAATACCTTGTAGTCCAACACCTTTAAGAAGTGATTGGGCTTGTCCGCTTGATACTGAGTTACCCACCTGTGACCGTGAGCCACCTGCTTGTATGGTATTCTGGGTTTGCTCTGAGATAACCGCTTGGTCTTCTGGTGTTTCAAAGCCCATACCACTCGCACCACCTAACTGAGCAGCGTTAAGTCCGGCTGGTAGCGTGGTGTTAGCACCAAGAACCTGCCCTTGTGGAGCGCTTGAGTTATTGTATCGTTCGTAGCGTGCTAATAGGTTTTGGTCTATCCCTTTAAGTCCTCTTAGTTGGTCTATTTGTTTTTTAGTAAGGCCAGCCATATTAAAAGAATGTAGTTATTATTGCATACCCTGCTCCACCTGTTCCACCTGTTCCTGCTGTTCCCCCTACGCGAGATGAACCACCACCACCACCACCACCACCTGCTACTCTCAAGCCTGAAGCAGCAACACCAGAAGCAACACCATTGCCACCATTGCCAGCAACATTAGCACCAGTATCACAAGCTCCACCACCTCCTCCACCATCTCCCACACTTGCTCCATTGCCACCATTGCCAGCTGTTCCATCATCAACCCCAGCTCCACCTGTTGCACCGCCCCCAGCACTATAAAAACCTGAACGACCCCCTGCACCTCCACTTCTTTGTGTTCCTGAAGTTCCCGTGGTTGCACCGCCTCCCCCACCACCTGCCCCAGCGAAGAGTGAACCACCACCTGACCCAGCTGTTGCCGCGCTATTTGAGCCACCACCCCCTGCACCTCCAAACTCAGCATTGTACCCACTAGAGTCTGCTAGACCAGTAGCACCAACAAAACCAAAAGCATTAGAAGCAACTGTTGCGATTCCACCCCCTGAGCCTCCAACATTACTTGAACCAGCAAGTCCTCCGACACAAACAAGAGAAGCGCCAAAAGATGAACTACCACCATTGCTAGCTACTGCTCCACCTGCCCCTACCGCAACCGTTACTGTTGCCCCCAAGTCACCAGCAACAAAAATTCCTTCCAACTTACCGCCTCCACCCCCACCAGAGGCAACTTGGCCATTACCCACAGCTCCATTCATTCCTCCTGCACCTCCACTCCATAATTCAGCAAGGATTTTTTTAGCACCAGCTGGCTTTGTCCACGTTCCACTGGATGTAAAGACTTGAACATCAGTTTTGAAAGCCCCTACTTCTTCAGTCACAAACTTATTACTCCCACTTGGTGTACCAAAGTCCCCACCACCAGCTAAGGCGGCTTTTTCATTAGCCGTCATACCAGCTCCTGCGTTCATTCTAGTATCGTTAGTACCCACTGCAATCGGTATAAGTGGGTCTACTGGGGCTGCACTTAATCGGGATAGACCAGTCACACTCGTACTAGCGTTAGGCGCACCGGCAGCTACAATAGCGTCAATCGTATCGTCAATCTCTTGTTGGTGTTGTGCGGTGTAGTTCATTCGCACTGGTTCACCGATAGCGTGTGTTTGTGCTGTAGTACCACCCACTCCTCGGTCTGCTAGGTTTGCAATGATAATAAAGTCACCCGTGCCGTCTGTACCTGTACCTGTGTACTTTACAATCTCTCGTAGTGATTCGCTGCCGGGAGAAATAACCAACCAGCCGTTAGTTGCTGTTGGTTTTGTGTCCACGTAGATATTACCCTCAATCGCTGAGGTAGCGACTTTGATTTTTGTTTTGAAAAAATTCTCTAATTGTGAGATAGCCATAAAGTTATGTTAATTATACCATGCTAATAATGTTTTCTGATGAAAACTGCTTTCGTGGTTGCTTGAATCCGGTAAAAGCAAACTGCGAAATGGTAAACGTCTCGTCTAGTTTGTCGTTGTACAGTTCCAGCACGATGGCTTGGTTCTTAGAGAGGAATGAAATACGCTTTTTAAGAAAAGGTGAGGTTAAATTCACTTGTCCAAAAGAGTCAGCGATAAGCATGTGTCCTACTGGTACTTCGGCGATACTGTTCTCCTCGTTCTCTTCAGGCAAACCAATGAGAAACGTCTTCTCAGCAAACAATCGTTTGTCATGTAGGTCAAAGAGTAGCGTCACGGTGATACGAGCGTTTAAGTCTTTGAACATGAGGTCTAGGTAGCGGTAGATATTGAACCGTGAGAAGTCTACATCCTCTACTTTCATAGAGCGTACTACAGCAGGGATAGCGACAGCGTTGTCATTTAGTGAATTATTCCACTTAAGCACTCCAAAGGGAGCTACAGACTTGGCACTGTAGGTTTTACCGTCAATTTCCATGTAGTCGATGGCTTGTGCCTTGATTCTACTAGCGTATTTCGTCCATGCGTTACCATGCAGGAGGTGACAGACAAAGGTTACGTTGTTAGTAGGGCTTACTAGCGGTACAGTTAGGTAGAAACGACGGTTGTAGTAGAAGGTGACAATCTTTTCAAAGTCAGTTTCGTTAATTCCTGCTAGTGTTTCCTTAATTTTGTCTGATAAGACTGAGTCATTGACCCCAAGGACACCAATTTGCTGGTCTTTGTACCCGATTGAGCGCAATTCCAAGCCAGTAAAGAACCAAATGTCGTTCTCTACCCATGAAATAGCGGTTCTCGCACACGCTCCGTACTGTCCATTTTGTAATTCCATTTTTGGCACAAATAATGCCACTGTTTGCTCAAAGATAAAGGTTAGTCGCCAAATACTTTCTGCTTTAAAGATAAGTAATGCACCAAAGTAGTTGACTAAGCCAGTAATTTTATCAGTGCCAATAGGCTTGATAACGTCTGAGCCTGTAAAAGTGATTGGTACGCCTACGTTTGAGTAGTAAGCGGTCTGTGGTTCAGCTAATACCCCTGATACGAACAGTCTATCTTCAAAGATTTCAATAATATTCCCTTTGGGGGCCGAAGCGTACTCGGTAAAGACAGTGCCATCAAAGCGAGTGTAGTTCTCCACCGCATTACAAAAGTACAATAGGTCGTCATAGACCTTGAAACCAAACCTTGCACCTGTAGTGTAGACAGCATTTACTGTATGCACGCCTGATTGTGAGCCTGTAGTATCAATAGCCGCTCCAGCTAAGGTAGCTGAGACTTGGAAAGCGTCAGCGGTTAGTCCGGTAGCAATCACAAAGTAAGTAGTACCAGCCACCAAGCCTGTCGGTAAGGCTCCTGTGGTGCTAAAAACTACTTTATTACCTGCGATAAAGCCGTGTGCTGTTCTCGTAAAGACCGCAGGGGTAGCGATAGTCATGGTAACAGCACCACCACGGAGGTTTTCCCATAGGTTAGTAGTAGTGTTGTACCGTTTTAGCTGTGTGCCTGTAGCTCCTAAGATGTAGTTAGTGCCGTCTTTCTTACGGTAGTTAAACAGTGAGTGAAACTCTAGGGCTTCGGTGGCTCCAAACAATTCACAACCAGTGTCCTTCGACAAATAACCTTCTTCAATGAAGTTCATGTTAATCGGTACAGACCGTCCTCGGCTATCATCAACGTCAATAGCTTCAACCATCTTGTCTTTGATTATAGTAAATGATTGCTTTTTGATTGGCATACTAGATAAGAGGTTGGTGGGTAAACATTACAGCCCCCTTCTGATTAGTCTCCTCGTAGACTGATTGAGTGGCAATCCGTTCAGTTAGGCTAGTGTTGAACTTACCCATGTAGTAGATGGATAGCTCCTCGTCTTGTAGGTCTTCGTGCGCTCGAGCCATAGTGCCGTAGATAATAGGCTCATGAAAATACTCATCAATAGATGGAGTATTACCGATTACTAGAGCGTCTGGTTTCGGCCAGAACTTAATTACTACGTTAGCTAGCGTAGTATCAGTTACCTTTAGTTGACCATTCTCGATAGTGTAGGGACGTTCGATAGTGTCCTTTGTGAAGTCATTGATAGATACTTCGGTATACAGTTGCGTGTCGTTACCGATAGCCTCTCCGTAGGCAGTACCAAACGTGGCAGGAAGGGTTCCTACACCGCTTACAAGGCTCACTGTGGCTGTTTGTACGTCACCTGCTACATATAGTCGTTTCCATACATCTTGGTATGCCTGATTGGCATATATAAGTAAAGTAGCTTCAGGTAATACGTCAGTGGTAACTTCAAGTAATTTCCTGCGAGTTAGTTGTAAGATTTGTGTTGTTGTCATGTGTTTAAATTAAACCCAATAAGCTCACTCTCTATGAGGGTGAGCCAATGGATTAACTTAGAGTTGCTCGCAATACTGCGCCTCGTCCTCGGTTTCCTTCGAATACTTTGTACCCTCGAACCAATAGTCCCTTACAAGTAGAAACAAATGAGTTAGGGTCAGTGTCTGAAGAAATCATAGCTACATTCATAATCTGAGCCGCAAAAGCCATATATTCCTTTGTACCTGCTAGGAACCAGAAGCCTGTAGTGTTGTTACCAGCTACGAGTTCTGAGAAGTAGATGTCAAAGTTTGCAAGTCGCCCTACAAAACCTTCCTTTACTACTTCTTCATAAGCTACGTCTACTGCTGGAATAAACTCTGGGGCTTGTCGTAAGATACCTTCCATCTCTGAGTTCACTACCAAGTAACGTCTTTCCTTTCGTGGTGTAAGTGAAGCGTTGATGACAGTACCAAGACGAACCATGTACTGGTATACGTTTGACTTAGTGATAGCAAGAGCGGTAGCTGCTTTGATATTGTAAGCTGTACCACCAGCGATAGCTCCACCTGTGTACACTCCTTCGGCTCCAACATCCTTGATAGTGATTGCTGTGCCTGAAGTAAATGCTGTTACGATGTAGTATCGTCCTGCTGGGTGTCCTGTTGCTCGGAAGTAACCACCAACCATAGCGGCTGTGAAAGTTGTTCCTGAACCTACTACTGCTCCTGTTGCAACAGTAACCGTTACTGTACCTGTAGCGTAATCTGTACCAACTGCGTTAGCACCTGATACGTTTCGTCGTCCGTACTCTAGAAGCTCTGAGTCGATAAGTTCACTCATGTCCATACGAGCGTTAGCAGCGTATGCGTTCATGGTGTCAATATCGTTCTGTAGCTTGTCAATGTCGTCAACTACGAACTTGAAGTAACTAGCTTGGTCGATTACTAGGTCTTCTGAGGTCGGGTTAAGGTCTTGTGCAACCAGTGTCATTCCTTTTGTGTATGCGGAAAGACTGATTTTAGCTGCGGTTCGCACTCGTACTCGGTCTCCTGCGTTCTTGATTTCACCTTCGTACTTAGTGTTGGTGATGTTCTGGTAGATTGTCTCGTTGTAAAGAGTCTCTACTAATTTTAGGCTGAATACTATTGGAGTATTGGCAGCTAATACGTTGGCCATGTTGGATTATTATTTAATCCCGAAGTGGTTAGTTGATGCCTTTCTTGAGGTCTTCGTTGAACTCTTTAGACATAGAGGCAAACTTGGTTGGGTTTTCTTGAGACATACGAGTCCAGTCGGCTAGGGAACGGAGTTGCTGTGGTTGTTTATCACCGCCAGTAATGTTCTCTAGGTCGATACGTGAACTTCGTTTACGCTCTTCGTCTGCACCAATCTCTTTTGCTTTGTCATACAAGAACCCTTTACCTAGGTCTACAAGTATATCTTTGATGTTATCGGGGACGTTATTTACGTTGTAGTAGCTGGCTCGGAACCTATCTTTATGTTCAGCTAGTTCAGGCAGTGCCTGAGTAGCTTCGGTAAAGCCCTCGTTCCATTTGTGTTCATTGTACGCTTGTCTTGAGAACGCAATCGCTGGGTCTTTGAGAATGTCTCGCTTTGCTTTGTCCGTAATAGTACGAGAGTAGGCAATAAGATTAGCTTGTGCGTCTTCGTCTAAATCTTCGAAGCCTGGGAATAGAGCTTCAACTGCTTCGGGTGGGGTATTAAGGGTTTCGCTTTTAGCTGATGTCTGAGCGTTCTCGAACTCTTTTAGTGCTTTATTCTCTTCGTATAGTCGTTGAGCTTCTTTGGCACTTTCTCGGAACTTCTTCTCATAATCAATCACCTCAGCGTCAGGGGTTTGTACAGTGTCCATCTGTTCCGTTCCTTCTAAATCGGTAGCAGGGTTAGCGTTAGCGTCCTGTGTTTCCTCATCGAATGAGTTTGGATTGTTCATAGGGGTTTTTTTGACCGTCCTTTTAAGGAGGGTTTGGTCTTATTTATATTATAACACATTACTTCGTCTTCTTTGCAACTGGTCGCTTAGCTTTCTTTATTAGGTCTGTCTCTTTCTGCACTTCGGCTGGGGTCATGGGTATTGGTTCAGTGATACCTAGCTTAGCTAGTGTCTCCTCGTCAAGCATGTGTTCATGCTCTACGAGAAACTCCACATCGGCTGAGTCCCACTCAGGTTTATTGACCACGTCCTCTAGAGTTACTACTTTAGGCTCTAAGCCTTCAAATTCCATCATACTAGTTTGTATTATTGATAATGTTGGCAATCATTTGTTTCTCCTTGGCGGGAGAGTCAAGGAAGCCGTTTAGCTTCTTGATAAAGTCTACCTTCATTTTGAGGAAGATGTCGTCTCGCTCGCTGAGTGTTTTACTTATCAGTGAGTCGATAGCCGTCTCTAGCTCTCGATTAAGGAAGTCTCTAGTGTCACCCTCGGTTAGTTGTCTACCAGACAGTGATTGTTCCCACTGAGCATAGGTAGCTTTCTCTTCGCTGTTCAAATCATCAACTGACTTGATACCGTTCCGCTTTAGATAATCAGATAATATAGACATTATTGTATTGGTTGTTCTACTGGTAATTGTTCTTCATCCATTGGCATGGCTTGCCCTAGTGGTGCTTGCCCTTGCTGTTCCTCATATTGTAGCACCTCGTCAATCTCATCAGGACTCCAACCGATTAGTTCTAGCTCTTTACGTTTGGCAATCTTCTGAGCAATCGGGTTAGTTTGAAAAGAATTCTTTACATACGCCACTCGCTTTAAGTCCATAGAGTCCTTTGAGTCCTTTTCAGACTTGAGTACTACCTTGCACTCGTAGCCTTTCGGGTTAAACCAGTCGTCTCTAGTTGCGTCCATAGTGCGGTAAGTACCATCGTTAGCTTTCTTGTACAGCTTTATGCGTCCACGGGAATTGCTTTCTAGTAGGTCATAGAATATCTTACCACTCTGCTCCCACGCCTTGCGGTATTGTTTAGCGACTACTTGCTGTCGTTGGTCTGATTGTTCAAAGGATAGTTCGATTTCACCCAAGGTAGTTGACCTTTCTTGTACGCCACGCTCAGTAGGAGTCTGAGCAACTGACGATTGAATTAGGTTCTTTAGGTACTCGATTGAGTTCTGTGTATCACCTAGCGGTTGAATGTTCATCTGTTGAATAATCTCGGCTGGATTACCCGGCACACCATACATACCAAATGGTCTAGCTTCAAAGGCTTGAGGAGTGAATGTACCGTTTACAGTATTGAAGAAATACATCCCAAAGTTCCGATAGGCTCGGTTCTCTAGGTCTTGTGAGAAGTACATGTTTACCACCTTATTCATCTGACGCACGTTATCAGCGATACCATCACTCCAAATATCGTTAAGGTCTGGGTCTGAAGCCCAAGTAGCATATGGTAGGTAGTCAATACCGATAGCGTCTTTTAGTGGCTGGTTGTACAGAATCACTGAGTCTAGGGCAATCACAATCAAGTGACGGACGAAACGGTTCTCGACTTTATTCCATACCAGTTTGTGTGAACGGTTAAGCTCAACCATTACATCTGAGGCACGATAGTCGTCGTAGTTAGTTACACCCAAGTTTTCTAGTCTGTCTCGTCTTGCTTGGACTTCCTCTGAGGTAGCAGCCGCTTGCATCAGTCCTTGCTTACTGTCTAGGTAGACTTTGAGCTGTTGTTTACCTTCTGTGAGGTATGTCTTGTTCGCTAGAATGGCTCGTAGCGGTACAAAGATGTTCTTGTGGTTGAAGTAGGTAGCTGTGTTGATGTCTAGCGGGTCTACTTGTGGTGAGATGTCGATGTCGTATGGGTCAACCACGTTACACTTAATCTGATTATCTTTGTAGTACCAGTACTTGAAGCCTCGTCCTTGCAGTCCGACTATCTTCTTTTCTAGGTTATCAACGAGGTCAAGACTTTGTTTGTTAAAAGTGTAATCCCAAATCTCATTAAGAACTACCTGACCATCTAGGTCTTTGTTATCTCGTCCTCTAGTCTCAAAAGTAAGCTCTGGGGCTTCGTCTATCTTACTAATCCAGTTTTGAATCGTGTCACGAATAATTGGAATGTTTACCGCTTGCTTCTGTGTGAGTCGGTTAGTAAATACTTTGTCTCGGTAAAGTGTATAGTTCTCGTTCCACTGAATAAAACGGCGTTTCTTAAACTCGATTGATTGCTCTTTTTCTCGGCGGTGTTGTTCTATTAAAATAGTATTATCCATATTGCAATATTATACCACGTTAAATACCAAACTCTTGTATAGAGCCTGACGTTTGATAGTTCATCGTTTGTCTGTTCACTCGCATTGGTTGGCTCGGTAGCTCCCAGACGGATAACGCGGAAGCCATTACTGCGTCATCGTGCAAGTGACTCGGTGCTTTTACTTTTAGTTTAGTACCAACCAACTCATACTGGAAATACGACAGCTCCTTCTTTAGTATTTCATCATCAAGTAGTGCTACCTTCCGTTGGTCTAGCTTAATAGATAAGTTGTTGAGTAAGTCCATGCGTGACTGTTCGGTAAACTTAAATGGTTCGAGCATGATTCCTCTATGATTAAGGTCTTCTACAATCGGGTCACCTACTCCGGTAGCATCTATGAAGCCCTTGGGACGATTGAAGCGGTGATAGATTGCCTCTATCTTGGACTTCTGTATGTTCCAATCCATGTGATTGAACCTCTCCATGAAGACTTGTTCGTGTGAGTGAGCGTCTATGATTGATATAACGGTAAAGTCTTGGTACTTAGCAAGGTCAACTCCCATATAGTAGAAGCGGATTGGGTTTGGCTCTACTGGTTGCGTGATGCACACGTCATTGATGTTCTTAAAGAAAGAAGTAGCGTTAGCAATGAACTTACAGTAGTACTCTTGCTGTATCATATCCTCAGGCATACCTTCTTGACGTTCTTTTTCGATGTCTTCTGGGGTCAACACGCCTGTATCATCGACTGTTAGTACCTCGGTAAACCACTCAGGGTTGTTTTTAGCCATCTCATACAGCTCAAAGGCATGGTTTTGACCTCGTGGAGTACCATTAAAGATAGCCCAGCCCTTGTTTACTAATAGAATAGGGCGTATAAAGCTCCATATATCAGCTCTAGTGATAGAGTACTCACTAAATACTACGCCAATCGGGTTTGTACCAACGCCACTCTTATCAAATGTATCAGCTCCAATCAGTTGAATGATTGAACCATTGACCAGTGTGACCTTTAGAGTTGACTCATTTGTTTTGGCAATTATCTCTTTCGGGATATGGTCAAGCATCCTAAAACCATCAATGTCTATGTTATCCCAAATCACTTTGCGCGCCTGGGTGTACTCAGGTAAGAAATAAAAGTAAGTTCCTACTCTCCCTAATGCTCGCTTGACCATATAGTTAAAGCACGTCTTATCTTTTCCAGCTCGTCTATGGTGGATTATAAAGGCACGAAGAATACCATTATCCATTGCTCGGTATAACGGTAATTGATACGGTCTAGGTTGAAAGCGGTGTGGTACTGTCACCATAATTGACTACGTTGATATTTACTCTTGCCCGTTCTGTCTCTTCTCCTGAGAGTAACTGAATATTCTTAGTGAAGGTATCTATAGCACTGTTTAGTTGAGCGTACTGGACTGTATCTAGGTCTTTGACCTGCATTGCTAGAATTACTCTGTCTCGTTCAGCTATCATCTTTTCTACAAAAGGGGAGATAGTTTCTTGGTATGATTTAGTATTTACCACGTTCTCAGGGTTGTCAGCGGTGTTGTCTGCGTAACCAACTTCCCTCATTATCTCGCCCATATTCACCTTTTTACCTTTTCCGAGAGATTCCAAGACTTTAGAAGCTACCTTCTTTGCGTTCTCACTAGCCATATATAATAGTATTTACATTATCCCAATCAGTAAACTTAACTGCTTTGTCGTCTATGTAGTAGTCAGCGTTGGGTTTTATGTTAGTAATTGTATCGTATGTCAGGCCGTAGTAGTCCATAAACGCAGCTATGTGTTCTGATGAGCCTCCTCTAACTGAGTGGATGATGATGGTGTAACCTTTTTGTTTAAACTGTAGGAGGCTTTCTTTAGCTCCACTTATAGGCAAACCCATTCTTCTTCCTTCTATTGGGTGTTTGTAGTCATGAATTACACCATCAAAGTCTATGGCTAATACCTTTGAAACCTTAATTGGTTTGAGACCTTTCTTGCTTTGTAGTCTTTTGGGTATCTTAATCATTTCTTTACTCTAGTCTTACTAACTCTTTTTTTTACTACTGGTCTACTTGATTGTCCTACTGATTCTAATAGGTGTTCTAGGGTGCCTGATTCTTTAGCAATCTTTAGGTCTCGAAGACTTAAGGCTTCTACAATCATTCCCTGTATTTTAGACTTAAAGGCGGGGTCGTTATTTAAAGCGGTGGTGAACTGGATGTGTTCTAGTTCTGGCTCTGGTTTTAAAGTGGTTGAGTTTACTACTGTCTTGCCTGTGTCAATAGTTAATGTACCTAAGATAGCGGCAATCTTAAAAGAGTCTTTGGTGTGTACGTCTTGGATTGTTAGTTTAAGTGAATGTACTTTCATGTGGTTATTGTACGATGTTACTAGTACCCCCGCAATCGTCGAAGATTGCTAACTCTGTAGTGTGTATCCAAGATGGTCGGCCGGGTAGCCGTGAGAATTGTATCAAATATGGTGGGCAGATACACCGGAGTAGAGTTACGCCAAGGGGGGGCAGTGGGCCTTTGACGGGATTTCAAAAACACAAAGTTAATTAAAACTTCATCCTATGCAGTCTCACGAGTAGCATATCCAACCAAAGGCTTCTTTAGGAACTATCAGCTCTTCAAATAATGTTCCGCATTGGTACATTCCTGAACGGAGCTTGCGCTCACTGACTCTTGTATTATACCTTGTTAGGTGGGGTG